GCTGCGATTGCAGAGTCTGTTGGTTGTGTTTGTTCTGTGTCAAGCCATTCTAATTCATCTCCACGGAGAACCCACTGGGCTGCTGGAGTGAGGGCTTGTAATGCTGAGACTTTATCGGTCATGTGATGTTATCCTTTATACTTTAATTTCTGTTAATACAAGCGAGCTAGTAAGACCGCCAGAGTGGTAATAATATAGGCCACCAATAGACTTTGATTGGACTTTGTATGTAATTGCCGAAGTAGTGTTGGGGGAATCTATCCACGTTCCAGCATTAACTCCCCAATTCTCATGGCTATCGTTTGCCCCTATCCAAGAATAGCCTGACAACAATGTAGACCCACGCATAATTTTACTTTCACCCCTGCTTGCAGATGGGCTTTGAGTATTCATTACCATCTGTATTAGAATCTTGGAGTTAGCAAACTTAGGCGTTATTGATACAGCCAATTGAGTGTCAACATAACTGCTAGACGTAGTAGAATAGTCATCAGAACCAGTGTATATATCACTGACTATTTGCAACACTGAGCCACTAGGCACACTAGCACTCGTCATGCCAGACAACTGGTTAGTCAGGGCAATCGTGCCAGAGCCAGAAACAGTTTCAAGGACATCGGTTTTTAGTTTAGAAGTCATCCTTGTATCTCCATAATAGTCATACCTGTTGCTGCGGAACCACCAAGCCATTGGCCATCTGTAGGATTGCCGTTGAGAGATGCAGAGCCACTACCATTAGGGCCAAATCTCAGTCTAAATGTAATTTCGTTAGTCGTGCCAGCCGTCATAAAATGGTCTAAATTTATTGACATTTCTGCTGTGCCAGCAGCTTGAAATCCAGCGGTAGATGCTGCTAATGCGTTTGCAGTCGTGCCTTGAAATAACGCCATCATAAGTCTTCTGTTATTTGCTGAACAACCACAAATACCTGAGTAAGCCGATATTACTAATTTGCTCGTAGCACTCGTTGGCGTAATTGCTAAAGTAAACGCTTCTGCTCCTTCCGTAATCTGAGGAATGGTATTGTCCATAGGCATCGCTGTAGAGGTAGTAACAATAGTCCCTAAAGTCACATTTTTAACTTGCAACACGCTACCCGTAGGTAATGTAGTCGTACCCTGTGACTTCAAATCAAGTGTTTTCCCACTGGCGATTTTGATGACCTCACCGCTGGGGTGGGAGAGTTCTTTTAATTCTAAGGTACTCATATAATGCTCCAAGTGCCTGTAACAGTTACAGTGTTGCCATTCGCAATCGTGATTGGCCCTGCACTCATACCATTGGTGTTAGCAGGAATGGTTATGTCCTCGTTGATAGTGTTTCCGTTAGTCCTAATTATGGAATCAACACCTAATGACGGCCCTCCACCACCTAGCTCACCCCATGCCCCATCGTTGTACCCTTCAAACTTATTTAAAGTAGAGTTGTGACGGAACATACCCACTGCTGCGCTTGGCCGTTGGGCTGTTGTGCCTGTTGGAATTGAAGCAGCCCCCGTAGAAGAGTCTTTTGCTACTCCTGTGGCGGCTGGTAATGCTGCGTTGGCTGTTGTAGTTGTTGCAGTCAATACAGCATCACGGGTAGCAACATCCACGCCATCGAATGTACTGTTAGTCGTGATTGGCCCTGTCATAGCACCACCAGCTAAGGGGAGCTTGTTCGCTGTTGCTGCGGCACTGTTGGCTGCGTTAGTGGCTGATGTAGCTGCTTCACTCGCTTTAGTGGTTGCAGTGGACGCACTACCAGAAGCACCTGATGCACTTGATGCTGATGCTGTGGCTGAGTTAGCACTAGCAGTAGCAGAGTTGGCTGAGTTGGTAGATGATGTACTTGCTTCACTCGCCTTAGTTGTAGATGTCCCTGCACTGGTACTTGCTTCTGATGCCTTAGTGGTTGCTGTGGACGCTTGTGCTGTAGCTAGAGTAACCTGTGCTGTAGCTAAAGTAACCTGTGCTGCACCATTAGTTGTTGCTAGGGTAGCTTGTGTAGATGCTGTAGAGGCGCTACTAGCAGACGCTGTAGCACTGTTGGCTGAGTTAGTGGCTTGTGTAGAAGCTGTGGATGCACTAGCTGCTGAATTGGTTGCTGATGTAGCTGCTTCTGATGCTTTGGTAGTTGCCACAGTTGCCTGTGCAACGGAAGTGTCTTTACTAGCAGAAGATGCTGTAGCACTTAAAGCTGATTGAGTTGCCGCATTGGATGCGTTAGTAGCGGAGGTGCTTGATTGTCCTGCGCTAGTGGATGCGTTAGAGGCGCTGTTAGCTGCCGCTGTTGCTGAATCTGTGGCATTGATTGCCTGTTGTGTTATTTCATTGAGAGTGGAGTCTTGCGTTGAATCACCAGAACCACCTGTACCTCGGTATATCGCCATCTTGTTTACACCACTTCAAGAATTAAAAGAAAATAAAAGGGAACCGCAGTTCCCCTTTAGTGTCACTAGCAGTGATTAGCCGTTTACAGCCATCATAAAGCCAGTCTCAGGACGTAATACCTGAGTTCCATACAAGCGGTCTGCGGTGTACAATGTACCCAACCACTCTTGCTTGTATTGAGTCTGTGAACGTATGCCTTGCTGTTCTGCAAGTACCATAGTGTCCTTGTGACACAACATAGCACCACGGATTTGACCGCCAGCAGAGTTCTCAGAAGCAGTCTCAAGAACAGGAGCGTTAGTGGATACCATAATGTCGATACCATACAACTCACCGATCTTACCATTCACAGTGCCTTGACCATTAACAAAGTCAGAGCTAACGTAACGATCAATACCCATGATAGCATTACGTAATGAAGGTGGAATAACCAACGAGCGTCCATCCATAGGGGTGTCTGCATCGTCCATCTTCTGTACCATGTCACGGAAGAAAGCATCGGTAAACAAGTCACCAACAACCATCTGGTCAACAGCGTAAGCCGTAGTACCTGTAGATGCGTCATTGTAGAACGTAGCGTTGGTTACAAAGTTAGAACCATTACCATTACCAAAAGACTTACCAAGCGAAAACAAGTCATCATCTACTCGCTTACCTAGGGCATAGCCAGCATCACCAGTATAGAACTGACGTAGTGAAGCAAGTGCTTGTACGTTAGTAATATCTTCGATCAAACGTGAGTATTCAAAGTGCTTGTTAATGGTGACTAAAACTTCACCTTCTGTAGCGTTTTGAATAGTTACTGCTGTGTTTTCAGCCTTAGCTGATGCAACACCACGGGTAGGCTTAGGGATATGAATAGTATCGCCTTTCTTACCTTGCATTGCAATCTTCTTGACCAGAGGTGCAAGAACTAAAGTTTTCTCATATGCTGCAATTACTTCATCTGACCAAATTTCGGGGATGAATGTTGCTGCATCAGTGTTACCTACCATACCGCCTGTTGCGGGATATACGGAAGTAGCCATTTTAAATTTCTCTCTATATTAGGTTATCTGACCCTCTTTTCAGCGTATGCTTTTTGAATATCATCTGAAAGAGCTAAGTAGCGTTCTGGGTCATTTTTCATAAGGTTAATAAGGTCAGTTCGTCTATAGATTTTCTTGGAAGTGCTTGAGTCGGGATTGCCACGTGTGTAGCCATTCGACCCTTGGTTGACAGCCTGTTGCCTACCTTCTTTCTCAGACTTCAATGTTTGATTGATAGCACCTGAGCGATCTTTCCATAAAGAGAAAAGTTCATTAGCTGCTTCCATGTCAAAATGTTGGTCTGCCTGTACAAACATACGTGTCCTTACGGGTGAGGCTTGAATCCACTCAGCGAACTTGGGGTCTTTTACAATCTCAGGTATTTCTGGGTGATCTTTCTGTAGTACAGCCATTGAGGTTTGCTGTTTATAAGCTCTCGTTGACTCTTCTGCTGCCTTTACTTTAGGGTGATTATTAATCGCACGTTCTATTGCTTTCTCAGGGTCAGAATAAAAATCTATGTCTTCATCTGTTTCGCTTGCTCCTTGTGCTGCTGGAGTTTGCGAGTCGAGTTGTGTGTTGATATAGCTATCGACTACTTTACGTAAGTCACCTACTTCTGAGCTTTGGCGACCTAGGAGCTTTTCAGCTTCTTGGTGCATCCTTACTACATCTTCAAGTGATTTACCATTGTACTTATCAGGGACTGCCTCAGGTTCATTTGACTCTTGGGTTACCTCTTGCGGAGGTTCCACAGTGCCTTTTGTATCTTTAGCCATGTCGTCTAAACTATCAAAACGCTCGGTTTGTAATTCCTCATCTTCGAGGATAACTGCTGCCATATTAAACTCCGTACCTTAGTATTATGGAGAGGGATTGAAAATGAAAGCTTCCTAGGATTAGGAGTTGGCTTTCTCTGCTTGCACTCTACCTCGCTCATGGTCTTTAACCCACTTTAGAGTTGCTCCAGCAAAGTCGCCAGAGAAGGGTTCTAAAGAAGAACGGGGAGAGGAAAGTTGTCTGGTTGCTATGGCGTCACATGACTTACATTTCTGTGTGTCAGGTGAGCCTTTAACCATGTGTTCGTTTAAGTGACCTAGTGTGCATTTGTAATTGTATACTTTATACATTAGCATCTGCACTTAAGGACTCTTGTCCTTGTAGATTAGTTTCTTCTAGTCTAAGAAGAGTGCCAAGGATATTGAGTTGGCCCTTACGGAAGTAAAGGTCTTCAATAGTCTTGACTTGTTCTACGGAATCAATGTTAGGAACTTGGAGTTTTAAGTCTTCAAGCAGTAAACCCCAACCTTGCATACGGAAGAGGTCATTCATGTGCCTAAAGTAAACTTCTAATTCGTCATCTGTCATCTATACTACCTATTATACCATGTTTTTAACAAAAAGTCAAGATTTTTCTTTACTTTTCCTAGGAAGTGTGGTATTAGAGACCGCTTGGGACTCTAATGTTTCCATTTGCCCCTCTAGTTTGGCTATCCTGCTCAAAAGCTTGCTGTAACTCTGGTTGATTTGCTCCACTATTTGCTGGAGATCGTGTTGAGATACCATTTTGTGTTCCTTGTGATTTATATTCGATTGCTTTATCTTTCAAGATGCGATCCGCAACAGCAAGCCTACGCTCAAATTGCTTATCGTCCTCATTTCCTTCCTTAATGTTGGCTGTAATAGCCTTAATACGTTCAATCTCAAGCTCCTGTGGGACTGCCTGAGTCTCTGCTGCTAACTTACCTGCTCTAGCATTAGATTCGTTAGCTTGACTGCTTAAAGCGGCTGTCTGGGACGCTTGGAACGCCAATTCAGCTTGTCTAGTCTCTTCACCTGCCTGTTGCTGCTCTGGTGTAGGCTGAGAAGCCTTATCAATCAAGCCGATTAACTCTTCTCTATTGGCAACATTCATATTATCAACAATAGACTTAAGCATGACAGGGTAGTAAGGCGTATCCTTGCCCATAGTCTGCAAGAGTTGTACTAACTGGCTGACCTCATACTCACGTGCTATAATACCTAAGGAGCTAGTGGCACAGAACTTGTAATCAGACACAGGGTAAAGCTCAGGCTCATACTGCATATAACGCCAAGCCGCCTTAGATACGAAAGGTATCAAGAATGACTCTTGGAAGTTAACCAAGGTGCGCTTATGTCGCTTAATGATTGCACCTAGGGACATCGAAATGCCAGCAGCAGTTGCCTCACCATTTATAGAGCCTCCAACACCAGAAGAGTCTACGGCACCTGTCGATTGCTGTACCATAGTCTGTAGTGCTTGAGCCTGAGCAAAAGTTATCTGGCTTACGTTGCCAAAGTTAAACGGATTAATGATTTCCTTTGGGTCACCATTGGTTAATAGTATCTTACCAGCACGAATCTCTGGCTTAGTGCCTCTAGGGATGCGTGTAGCGTCCATAGCAAGCATAGGGTGTACTGTGAGTGCTAGGGCATCTATACGTGCTCGTAGCTCTGCGTCTAGTGCTTTCTGGCTGTTGTAACCCTTCTCACATACACCACGGCCCCAAAAGCGGCTAGGTACTACGTCCCAAGGGAATGCAACTACAGGACGATCTTTCATCATGTATGGGCTAGGCTCTGCCTTAAGTAGGACAGACTCATTACCAATGATGACTACAGATTCAACGTAATAGCTTTTCTTCTCATCATCATCTAACTCATAGTCAAGTTCTTTTTCAAGTAGATGCCTAGGCACAAGACCATAATACTTAGTTAAGCGTACCTTGTCATCTTGGTGTATAGTTAGCTCTGAGTCAGGCTCTAGGTCAAAGTCTTCACTAGCGTTACCTAAGTATCCCTCACGATAGACACCAGACTCTTGTAGTTGCTCTACTGAGTGAGAACTGACAAACTCGTCAATGGCTACACCTAAGGCTTCCTCTACGTTAGTAGCTACAGGGTCAATACGGAAGTTCTGCGGTAAGATAGGACGTAGGCGTACTACAGTGCGTTTACTAATGTTAACACCCACAGCTTCCATAGAGCCACCCATGACTTCCTCAGTCGCAGGTTTCATCTCATTGATTTCTTCTAAGACTACTTCACCAATGCCATTACCAAAGACTGCACTATTGATAAGACACTCAGACACATCACGCCTAATTTTAGTCATGTCAAAGTCTTCATGTAGCTTCTTACGTAAGAACATAATGTCCTCAGTCTCTGAGTCTCCCATGTTATCTTTAATGTCAAAGTATTTACCACGACCAAAGGTAGCCTCTTCAATCTCTGCTACGTTAGACTCTACAGCTTGTTGTAAGGCAGGTGCAATGATCTGACTACGCTCTGCTTGTCGTGTCTTGTCTGAGGCATTCCAAATACCACGCCATAGACGATAGTATTCCTGATGCTTCTCGCTGTAGTTATTCTCGTAGTAGTCACCCCAATCGTCCACTTTAGTGAGTACCCAATCCTCTAAGGATTGCTCAATAATAATTGGGTCTGTACTTTCGTTGTAATCGTTTTTCATATGTTTAGTATCCGCTGATTAAATCTAATGTTTCAAAGTCATCTTGTTCTTCAAAGTTGCCTATGTAAGCTACTTTAGCAAGTTGATCTACATAGGCTAGACTGTCTATTAGGTCATCGTGTGTTAAGGGGTCAGGAAACTGGAATAGCTCGTCACAGAAACGTGAATGCCAATCCTTCTTATTCTTGTTAAGAGTTATACGACCATGCTCAAAACGTCCCTGTAAGGCCCACATAACCCTGTCAGTCTTCTTCTGGTTACCATGGGTTAGTTCCTCAACTCTAAAGAAGAATGATTGTCTCTTCATCATATCCATTAACGGAGACATAACAGCTTGTTTTGATATTCCTTTCTCAATACCAACGGATAAAGGTTTATAATCTTTTACTGCTTGAAATATCTTAGTTGCTGTTTCATCTAAAGTCCACCTGCCATAGATCATGTCCTCTACAAACCAACCATTTTCATTGACAAAAACAATAGCTAGGGAAGAGTTATCCAATCGGCTAGTCTTACCTTTCTTCTTACTGACATCTTGGAAGCCAGCTAAGTCAATAGCAATGTAGTAGTCTCCATCACTTGTGGGCCTAGTGCCAAACTGTAGCCATTCCTCTTTAAACATCTCAGAACCTTGGTTCTTAAAGGAGGCCATAAACTCTTGTTGAAAAGCATGGGTTGACATACTCTTTTTAGCTACATCTATCTCCCCAGAGTCTAAGGTTTCATTGTCGTAGCTTGTGAAGTGCCAAGCGGAAAAAGTATCATCGTCCTCTGACAACTCTGCATACTTGTATAAGTCATAGAAGTGGTTACGACCTTTGGGTGTGCCTATGAATAAGCAAGAACCCTTTTGGTCTGCTAATGCAGGTCTTAAGATTTCCTCAAACACCTCAGGTTTCATGTCTGCATACTCGTCTAAGCATAGGAACTTAAGACTGACACCACGCATCGTGTCGGGTCTATCGGCTCCCTTAAGGCTTATGGTTGCACCATTGACTAAGGTTATTTGCATATTGTTAATATGGGAACTACGGATTACTGGTTGACCTAGCTCTACTAGAAGACTCCACATGATGTCTCTAGCCTGACCCTGTGTGGGTGCTACGTAGAAGACATGGGAGTTAGGCTTATCGGCTTGTAAGGCATTGACAATAAGAAGCCAAGCAGCTAGGCGGGACTTACCACACCTTCGTCCTGCGGCTACTACTCGGAATCTAGTCTGGTCTGCCCATACTTCTTTCTGCCAATCTAATAGCTCTATGTTTAAGTCGCTCATACTACAGTGTACTCCCCTTCTTGAGCATCTTCCTCAGGGTCTTGGGAACCTGAGACATCGGTAGAGCCGACACCAGTAATGTTTATTTGGATACTACTCTTGCCACCACCCTTAATGATTTCTTTCTCAAAGGCTGCTACAGGAGCTACCCTGTCCATAACAAGCTTCCATGCTGATGCTTGGTTCTTATGGTCATTGTCTAAGGCTGCATCAAAGATAGCCTCTAGGACTTTAGCTGACTTAGGGGAAGCAAGCATCCTAGCTTTGTACTCATTGATAATTGTAGCGTCACCCTTAGGCCGACCAATAATACCCTTAGGTTTCTTTAGTGTTGACTTAGGTGGCCTACCTCTGCGTTTAGCAACTGCGGGTTCTTTTGTGACTGACAAATCAATTACCTCTTTGTTGAGATTGAGTCTTACTTAAGTATACTTAAGAATCTTTAATTAATTCATTATGAATAAACTGTAAGAGTCTTAAGTATACTAAAGATTCTTAAGTAGTGCTTTAATTGATCATTAATGAATAACTAAAAGAGTCTTAAGTAGAAGCTTTACAACTTAAGTATATTATAACATATTTAGAGCAGAATGTCAATATATTTCTTGTGTTTCTTTTGTAACTTTGTGTAACTAGTGTTATTCCTTTAGGTTACACATGAGAATAACTCTCATTCCCGTGTACACCAAGGGTTTGCCCGTGTTTTCTTTTGTAATCTTTTATTGACTTTTGTCAAAGTAAAATGCTACTTTTTTGTGCTTGAGCGCCTACCACACATTAGCAGCACAGGCGCCACGCCCCCGCCCCACAAGTTATCCACAGGTTCTTAAGTTATCCACAGGTTACACACAGGTTACACACAGGTTATCCACAAGCCTCAAGGCACCTGAGTTATCCACAGGTTATCCACAGGCTACCTAAGGACTTGAGTTATCCACAGGTTATCCACAGGTTCTTGAGTTACCACAGGTTTACTACGGTTGTCAATAGCGTGACTATCTTAGGTTCAATAGTCATAACTTGGATTCCTGGAGTCTACTTGTGACTAATTAGGTAACAATAGTCACAGATGTTGACAAGTGTGTGCCAGTGTGGGTGCCTATGGAGACATTAGTAACCTGTGCATAACCTGTACATAAGTTACATAAGTTACCCACAGGCCCATTAAGGCGTCTATATGCT